CAAACTCTATTGGGGCAACAATTAGCAACAAGAACACATCTTTCTATTTTAAAGGTAAAGTAGAAGCTATTCTTGTAAATCCATCGTTGACAGACCAAACAACGGCTACCGTTACTTTGTCAACTCAGTCTGATTTCTTTGGACCAGACACAAAATAAAACTTAATTAGGTAGAATATATGACAGAAAAACCGTTTAGTAAGTCTTTTGTAATGAGAACTACATTTAGACATATGAGACGAAGCTGTGATATAAGCATTAGAAAGAGTTTCGAAAGATTTAAGGACTTTGATAAAAATAGTCAAATGGGCCAAGAAATCATGGAAACTCTTTCGGTGCTACACTCAGTTCGTAAAATGTTAGATGATTTTCAGAAAGAAAACAATCATTTGTTTTCGGAAGACAGTAAGGTAGAATATAATGAAACATTTAGTTAATAAAGTAATGCTAGAAAAAGTAGACTTCATGGGAGACACAGTAGATGTTAAAAAATTAACTGTGTCAGATATTTTGGAGATACAAAAAACTTCTGAAAAACTTGCTAAATCTAAAAGTCCAGATGAGATGGCACTTATTCGAGAAGTAATAAAAAGGGCAGTCATTGGTGCCGATGAAATTTCCAATGAGGAATTTGAAACTTTTCCTTTATCTGAATTAACTGATCTTTCAAATAATATAATGAGGCTTTCCGGTCTTAATAGTCAAGGGGCTGTTGAGGGAAACTAACTGAAAGAGAGGAGATGCTTTACGATATTGCTTATACGTTAGGTATGCCTGTTTACAAACTTGAAAACGAAATGCCTTACGAGGAATATGTAAAGTGGATGCATTACTTCTCTAAAAGACCGCAAGGATGGAAAGAAGACCAAAGAACTTATATGATAATGAGAGCTTTTGGTGTTAAAGAATCTGCTGAAAGTATATTTCCTACTTTAGCAGCAGTAAAGAAAAGCTCGTTGTCAGAACCTGACAAAGCGTTGCCTAAAGGTCAGTTCCTTAAAAGGATGTTAGATGCTACTAAAAGTAGTGGATCTGAATGGATTCCACCATGGTTAAAGGATAAACAAAATGATCACTCTTGATGTTGTTAACTTTAAACAAGAGATGGATAGAATAGAACAAGAAGTAATGCTTCTTGGAAAAATGGAAATACATGAACAAATAGATAAAGCAACGGATGAGCTTAGGGTAGTAACACCTGTTGATACAGGTAAGGCTAGAAAAGGTTGGTTTAATACTAAGTCCTTTTCTCCCCTTGGTTCTCAAATAGGGACTATAGAAAACCCTGTTGATTACATATCAATACTAAATAATGGACACAGTAAGCAAGCACCTCGCTATTTCATAGAACAAGTGCTTACTAAAATAGGTATACTTACCCCTGACTAAATAAATGCCCCTGATGGCGCTTCATATGAAGACCACGGGGGCAATTTTATTAAGGAGAACCGCATGAGTGGCGTAGAAATTCGAGTACGTGCTAATACGAAGCCAGCACAACGTGAGTTAAGTAGATTAGAAAGATCAGTACAAAATCTTGATGAAAGAGCAAGAGGTGTTAGCAAAGCCTTTAAAGTTATGGCTGCAACTATAACAGGGGCTTTTGCTGCTAAAGGGCTTACAACGTCATTAATAAGAGCAGGGGATGCCGTTAAAAACCTAGAGAATCAAATCTCCTTGGTAACTGGAAGAGGCCCAGAACTTGCTAATGCGGTAAATCAAGTAGTTCAAATAGCCAATCGGTCTCGCGTACCTATAAATACAGCTGCAACTACTTTTAACAGGTTTGGTCTTGCTCTTGAAGGGACTGGCGTAAGTGCTAAAGGTCTCCAAGTAGCAACAGAAGCTGTACAACAAGCGGCTATTATATCAGGTGCTACTGCTGAAACTGCCTCTGCATCTATTATGCAGCTTGGTCAAGGTCTTGCTTCAGGTGAGCTAAGAGGCGAAGAACTTAATTCGGTTCTTGAGGGTATACCAAGACTCGCAAGAGCTATTGCAGACGGTATGGGGGTTCCTTTTGGCAAACTAAGGGAGCTTGCTAAAGACGGTCAACTTGATACAACTACCGTATTTAATGCTATTATAAAAGAAGCTCAAAATTTAGACTCTGAATTTAATACCTTAGATGCTACTGTATCTCAACTTGGAACAGTTCTTAAGAACAACTTAACAATAGCACTAGGTGAGGTAGACAAGGCCTTTGGATTCTCGGAATCTGCAGCCTCCAAGTTAATGTTCCTTAACGGTGTTGTTCAGTATGTAGGTCAAAATGTAGGAAAATTTGTTGCAAGTTTTTCTCTTGGCTTTGACATTTTATTACTTGATGTTAAATACTTTGTATTTTTAACTAAAAAACTTTTAACTGATCTTTTTAGCGTTAATTTTAATGCAAATGATCTTGCTGAAAGAATTACCACTACTCTTGATTCAGCTTTAATTAGTCTCGGAGGAAAAAAAGAAATAGCTGTTACTTTTATAGTTGAACAAGTTGACATAGTAGCAAATAAACTTGAGAGCGCATGGGGAAAAATACAAACTTTTGGTAATAATGTAATAGATTTATTTTGGCAAATATACAATAAAGTTGTAGGAAACAGTTATTGGCCAGACACAATTTATGCTGAAGACAGATCTATTGCGGGAAGTAAAACTTTTTTAATGATAGATAAGGTTCAAACTTATTTATACAATTTTAGAACTCAAACTATAGCCGTATTTAGACAATTAAAAAATAACGTTATAGAATCTTTTGAATCTTTAAGAGATTGGCTAAATGAAAATACAGACTATTATGAAGATGTTCAGGCAATTAGAATTGGCAGTAAATTTATAGATACTAAACCAGCAGAAGACGCAATAAAAGCTTTTAAAGTAGCTATTCTTGATGCATTTACCGTAGTAGAAGATTTAGGCGCTGCGGGGGAAGCTCCTGAAAGACGTTTTAAAACTTTTAGAGAATTATATAACGATGCGTCAGACGGATTGAAACTTGCTAAACAAAAAGCAGGTTCATCAGGGCAAGAATTTTTTGAATCGCTTTTAGGTATTGGTAAAGATAAAATAGAACTAGCTAAAGAAACTAAACAAAAGCTAGAAGAATTTGGATCAACAATATTAGAATCGATTAAAAACGGAATTTTAGCTGATAGAGAAGTTTTGTCAGCAATAACTCTTGCAATAACTGGTGCAGCGTTAGCAGGTTTTGATTTTAAAAAGGCTGTTAAAATTAGTGCAATTCTTGTTTTAACACAAACTGATGCATTTGAAGAAGAAGTAAAAAAAGCTGGTGCGGGGGCTGGTAAACTATTTAGATCAGCCTTTGAAGACGGTACAGACGGAATGTTAGGTGATTTTGCTTTAAAAATTTTTAATATTTTTAAGTCATTTGGAACAGGTTTTGCTAGAGGACTTTTTGGTGAAGAACTTGTTATTCCAATAACACCAGACTTTAAAGCACAAGCAGGAGATAGATTAGAAGAAAGATTTAAAGATAAAGAAAACCCTATAACTAAATTTATAATACCTTCAGAAGACGAACTTAAAGCTAAATTAGTTTCTGGATTAGCAGGATTAGCACTTGCTGTTGGAGCAGGTACTCTTTTATTTCCAGGACTTGCAACGGCTCTTGGAAAATTTGGTTTTTCTATGGCAACTGCTATTTTTCTAGGTATGGGCCTTACAGAAGACAAGGACAGCCCTTTTTCTAAAAGATTAGGTAAACTTATTGGAATAGGTTTTGCAGGAGCATTTGGTTTAAATTTTGTTAAAGATGCGCTTAAAGGTGATCAGAAGTTAAAAAATGCTGTTGGCGATCAATTAGCTTTTGATTTTTCTAAAAAGTCAAAACTTAGTAAATTTGTAAATATTGGTAAATTATTAGGCACAAGTATACTTAGAGGTCTTACTATAGGTCTTGTTGCAGGAGAAGTAACAGGCTTAGCTGCTCAGATGATTCTTCCTGATGGTCCTGATGGTATGATCAAAGACTTAGGATCAGCATTTGCAGAAGGCGCTACCGCTGGCGCTATTTTTGGTATGACCTTTGGACCAAAAGGAGCTATAGGGGGTGCTATACTCGGAGGATTACTAAATGTAATTACAGAGGCATTTACCAATCCAAATATATTTCCTAAAATGCAACCTTTTTTTGACGGAATTGCAGATAGATTTGATTCAGTAATAGATGCTTTTGTTGACAAATGGAATAAATTAGAGTTACCAGAACTTCCTGGGCTTAATCAAATAATTAATGCTGTTAAAAGTTTACAAAATGAAAAAGGCGAAGTACGAATAGGAGGAGACGACGGATTAAGACTTAGAGGATTAGAGCAACTTATTAGATTTCTTGCAGGTGATGGAAAAGCAAACGGAGGCTATATAAGTGGCCCCGGAGGTCCAACAGACGACAAGATACCCGCCTTACTCTCTAATGGTGAGTTTGTTGTAAGAGCGTCTTCTGTTAAAAAGTACGGCCAAGGGTTTTTGAGTGCTATTAATGCAGGTGCTTATGCTAACGGAGGTGCAGTTTCTAGATTTAATCCAGGAGGTTTAGTGGGCGCAAGTCCAGTTCCTACTTCACAGGCTCAAGCCTTAACACGAAGAACGCTAGACCTCATCTCTGGCAATGTCGCTGCGATTAGTGAGTCAGGGTTATTCTCCCTAGACAAAGTTCAAGATACTATGAGAAAAGCCATAGAAATGGGAGATTTCGAGGCGGCTGGCAGAATAGCTGCTAAGTACGGAAGTCTTAGTGATATTGTTAATGGTGTTAAAGACTTAACGACCCTTACCGAAGAACAAAAGAAACTTTTTATAGATGCATTTAAAAAGGGAGGAGAAAGTGGTACAGCTAAAGCAGCAGAGAATGCTTCCTCAAACTTTGTAACTGAAATAAAAAGAGGTCTTGTTGAGGGATTAAAGACCGGAGACTTTAAGGCTGTTGGAGAAGGTCTTCTTGATACTTTTACTACTAGCATACTTGAAAGTTCTGTCAGTGGTCTTGTAGATAGCCTTCTTGATGCAGATACATTTAAAAGTCTTTTTAAAGGTTCTTCAGATTTTGGTAAAGGCATAGGTAATCTTGGTAACAAAGGGATTGATAAGGCTTTAGGAAATACAGGTGAAGAAGCAACTGGTTTTTCTGGCCTGTTAAAAGATTTATTCGGTGGACTTACTAAAGGCTTTGGTAGCCTGTTGCAAGGTCTTACTGGTTCTCTTGGTAGTCTTTTTGGAGGAGGTACTAGCGGTGGAGGTGGTGGACTTGGTTCACTTATTTCTGCTGGTCTTAAATTATTTGGTTTTAACAACGGAGGCATAGTACCTAGCACACCTTATTCTCGCGTAGGCATGGATAGTGTTCCTGCAATGCTAACTCCAGGGGAAATGGTTATCCCCGCAAATAGAGTAAAGTCTATGAATAATAATAATTCTAACTCAAGCGTCGTAAACCTTTCTATAACTGGTGATATTTCTCGTCAGACTAGAAAAGAGATAGTAAGCATGTTACCACAAATTACCCAAGGCGTAAACGCTAATAATAAAGAAAGAAACTTTAAATATGGCTAACTATAGTAAATTGTTTAAAGTAAAGGGCGGTAATTTAATTTGGAAAACTTCTAGAGGCCGACAGGCCTCTGGTAGCATAGCTGGTACAGATCATGGAGATGGCTATAAAACTGTCAGAATAGATGGGAAAGCTCATTATGTTCACAGAATAATAAAAGAAATGACCAGTAAAAAGAAAATTTCTGGTGATGTAGATCATAAAAACAGAAAAAGGTCTGATAATAGACCAAAAAATTTGCGTACGACTACTCGATCTAACAACAATAAAAATAGAAAATCGTGGTCACGCAAGAAATAGGAGATCCTAAAGGGTCTCCTTTTTTATCAAAAGCGTCAAATATTACAAAGCCCGTAGAAAAAAAGTGAGAAAAATAAGGCATCTATAATGATACAATAGTATCATCAAACCAAAACAAAAAGGAAAGCAAAATGAAACGATTCGATCAGTATTGTGAAGCAGAGCTAGCAATTAAAATGAGTGAACACGAAAGAGTGTTATCAATAATTGAAAGACGAACGGCTAATATAACTAATCGTATATTAGACAGAGAAAAACGATGGGGTGCTTCTTGCGGAGCAGGTTTGGCAGAATCAAATATGCTTTTAGATGACTATTTAAAAGAATCTTCTAGACCGTATGTTCCACAATTTAATACGCCGCATGGTAGAAAAATCGCAGTAAATGTTAATAAAAGGCGTTTAAAAATGTTAAAAAACGCTTTAAAATACAATATCTGCGGTAAAAAAATGACTAATTTTCTCATAGAAAAAGAGCAAAAAATGGTAAATTTTATAGAAAATTTGCTAAAAAACCCTCAAAAAAGTGAGAAAAATAAGGCATCTATAATGATACAATAGTATCATGAAACCAAAACAAAAAGGAAAGCAAAATGAAAAATCTAGTAATGACAATTGCAGCTGTAATGTTCGCAACTACTGCGACCGCTGATCTTGACAGATCAAAAATGGATCCTGCATGTATCACTCATGGGATTGATTACGTTCAAAATCCCATTGTAGAAAAGGGAATGCGGGATGTAATCTTCGCAGCTTATTCTCCTGAAGTATTAGAGCGTGCCTATGAAACGCAATCAGATATGCTTCAAGTTTTAGTTGGTAGTGATGACTTCCTCAAATTTGCAAAGCAGATATCAATAAAAATGTCTGAAAAAATGCAAAAACAAATAGATCTTCTGATGGATGATCTTAAATATGCTATGGTTAGTTCTATGTGTAATACATACGAAACTTACGAAATGGAATATCTCAACGATTTAATGAGAAATCCAATTTACGCAAGTATAGTATCAAAACAGGCAGATATACAAACTGGTATCAGTCTTGAAATGATGGATGAGATGGTTAAATTAAACATGGGTATGATGGAAGAAATGATGGGTGTCATGTTTTCTAATTTAGATCTCGAGTAAAATGCTCCAAAAAAGTGAGATTTTTGGGGCATCTATAATGATACAATAGTATCATAAAACCAAAACAAAAAGGAAAGCAAAATGAAAAATCTGTTAGTTGCAATAATGATCTCTATGATCGCAACAGTGTCACACGCGGGAGTTTGTGACTGGAAAGACAACGCTGTGTCCGCAGCAAAAGACACCGCTATTGGTGCCGGTGTCGGTGCCGCATGGGGTAGTGCCGTGGTCATGACAATGACGGTGGCAGAGAAAGGAAAGACAGCAATTGCAGGTGCAGGGGCTTCGTGGAAACCCGCCGGATACGTCGGGGCAGCTGCATTTGGCGCTTTCTCCAGTGTTACTAAGAAGTTTGCATTAATTGGTGCAACAGTAGCTGGCACAGGTGTCGCTGCATATCACGGAACTAGCTACGTACTCGGTTGCAGAGACGAATTCACCGTTCCTAAAATAATCAGCGAAAATATACCTAGCTGGATGAGACGCGATAGCAAAAGCGCTACATGAGAAATTTTTGGGGCTGGTTACAGCTGGCCCCAAATGAATTCAACGGGCTTTGTAAGGAGGAAAAGCAATGTCTACTGAAATACTTAAATCATCTGTAGGGAAGGACATTATAAGCGTTATAATTATTGTCCTACTAATAGTTGTTTTAGCTAAGTTAGCTGAAAATATCTACGAAATGTACAAGGAATGGAAAGATGGCGACGATACCAGTGATCCTTTCAATTACAGATGATATCCAAGCTACGGATATTCCTGTTCGTTTTATTCAAATAAACTACGAACGTTATTGTGAAGTAGTTAGTTTTGGATTTACGGGTAAAATTCCAACGGCAAAAGTAAAAAGTCCTTGGAATCCTTCCGAAGAAATTCCTGTGTTTTGGAATTCTGAAGAATTAATATGGCAATGTTCTAGGAGGCCAAGATGGACGAACTAATGATGTTTTTAATTCTTGACGGGATTCTTGTCGTTGGTGTAGGACTTTTAGGTAGAGCCTTG